AACGCCGTCAATCACGAGTAATTGACTCATAGGTTTCTCCACAGTTTTAAGTACGAACGGGACTGCACTCCCGTTTCGTTTGCACACATTGACCTTACTGCTGATTTGCATAACTTTCAACCTTACCTGTATGCACATCCACTGTTTCAGTGAACCGGGTGATCTTTATTTCTGCCCTGCCCCCTGGAGTGATCGGCCCCCATTCAACCTGCATCCTTTTCACCTGGCTGTCGTCTTCCCACACCCCGGCGTGCGTCAGGGAGTCAAACAGCGCTTTGATGTAGTTGTCGAGGTCACGGCGGCGGGCATCCGGCGGGAACAGGATGATTTCCACGGCTGCCGGGGCACTGCTGGGCTTCGGCAGGCAGCGCAACTGCTCAATGATCGCCGCGCACGCGTCGCTCTGGTATATGCGACCTTTTGCGCTGATGAGATGGCGACCGGCCAGCGGCCCCCGGTTGGGGGCGCGCCAGTAGGTATTGACGGTGGGCGGGAACGGCATCACAAGTTTCATAGCGTCACCTTGCGGGAGTCGAGAAAGTCAATTGCGCGGGCTCTGGCGTGGTCCTCACCGTTCACCAGCGAGCGCAGTAATGAAATGGCTTCATCCTCTGCTGTCGGCGTAGTGATCGTGATACCGCGGCTTACGCCTGGCGCGAGGGTGATCATTCCCTTGCGCTGAAGCGCCCGCAGCATGTCAGTTGCCGCGTTCGGCGAACTGGCCCCCATCAGAACGGCAACTTCTTTTTGCGACGGCGGATAGCCGCGATTTTTCTGGAAATCCACCAGCAGATCGAAGACTTCGCGCTGGCGAACGGTTAAATTCTTCACGCTGCATCCTCCTGTGATGAGGCTTTGCTGATGTAATCCTTCAGGGTGGCGCGAATGCTTCGAATGTTGCCGCGCGCGGTGGGTTCCATGCTTTGAATGACACTCAGAAATACCGGGATCGCCATGGCATACTCGTTCATCGCCTCCATGCCAGCAGTATTCAGGCGTTCCTGCATATGGTACTTGGCCGGATCAGTCGCCTCGAACTCCTTATCCAGCCATTCGCTTACCGCCATGTGCAGTTCTTTCTCCATTATCAGAACTTCAGCCACAGCAATATCGCCAGCGCTTACCGTCACAACCGTCGGAGCTGATACATTGTCCGAAGCCCAGACATGGGCAAACTTCGATTCTTTGAAGGTGTATTCCACCTTGTCGCCGAACGCGGCGCGAACACAGGCCCATGCCCTGATCCCGCTCTGCGAAAGAATATGTTCCTGTAGCAGCGGCAAATTATCTTCACAATTGCTTCCCGGTTCCGGCAGCGGTACTTCTTTGGCATGTTGCTGCTCAACTGCGCTTCCAACAGCCTCATCAGCTGCATCAGGAATAACTTCCGGAATATTTTGTTGCTGCATCTGGGGTAACAGGCGCAGCGCTTCGCGACGGATCTGCGCGATAAAAGCATCACCACGCGCTTCCAGATCGCTGCGGTTGATGTAGCTCATCGCCGGGCCGCGCCATGTTTTATCGAAAACAGCCACTGCACCCGCGAAGAACGCGCCGGTCGGCACCTGTTTTTCATCTTTCGGAATGAACCAGGAGGGGAGATCAAAACCAAGGCGACCACGGATAAACGCAATGTGATCCGCATCTTCCGGCCACCACACTTCGCTGGTGGCTGCCTTAATCAGAAACACGTAACGACCGCCCTTTTCACGCATGGCGCTGGCGTGCTGCATGATGTAACGCATACCAGTGATGTATTCGCCGTCGTGCTGTGATGCGCGGCTGTATGGCGGGTTGCCGAACGCCGCGCCGTTGAGTCCGGCCAGCTTCAGGGACCAGTCCTGAGTCAGCGCATTGTCTTCAGCGGTGTAATACGCTTCGCATTTACTGTTCTCGCCATCGCTAAACAGATCCAGAACGAGCGGGCCGAACATCGCATTAATGCCCCAAAAGATGTTTTCCGGCGTGCGCCACTGATCACCCACTTCTTTCAGCTCGTGGGCCGGGCGGCTGCGCAGTTCTGCCAGTGCCTGGCAATATTGGTTTTGCATTATTTGTTCCCCGCATAGTGACCGGCAACCTGACCGCTATCCGGCATACCCCGTGTCATTCCCGATAAACAGCGTGACCGGCGTTTACGGTACCGCTCGCGATCTGCATTTACGGTCGCTGTGTCATATGCCTGGAGCCAGACTGTTGCAGCCCGACGCCACTGGCCCTTTTTCTCCAGCTCAACGGCGCGCTTTTCGAGTGCTGCCAGCACGCTGTTACTGCTCACATCCTGCTGATCGGCAAGATAGCGGAAGCCGTCAGCGCTCTCGATCCGCTGAATTTTCCCGGTCTGCCACAGGTTATCGACAGCACCGAACACGGTGCTTTTGTTGATGCCGGGCAGTGCCGCAGCGACCTCTGAGGGCAGAACGCCAGGGTTATTAGTGATGTACTCCAGTACCTGTGAAATGTTGTTCATCCCCGGAACCCCTCTGGAATCTGGCTGTAATCCACATCGCTGTACGTGGCTCGTGCTACCGGACAGGCCACCCAGTTACCGTTTTCACGTACCGGACGCCCGGCGCTTTCCCATTTCGTTGCCGACTGGAGGTAAGCGGGAAACTTCGATGGCTGGAACAGGGTCGACGGGCGGAGGTATTCGGCCATCTTCAGGTCTTCCGCCCACTTCGCGGTGCTGTAGTCCACGACCAGTACCAGCTCGTCACGGGTGAAGCCTTCACCCAGCCGGGCGCGGATATTTTCCAGGGAGGATTTGCAAACCTGGTATCGGGATCCGGTTTTCTGGTTCAGGTGGGTTAAAACCTGTTTAGCCTGGTCAGTGATTAAAACTTCACGGTCGGGTTGCCCTGCAACCGGACAAAGGGGTTTTTGTTTTACTTGTGGATCTGTAGTTGAATTTACTGACGGATCCCCACCAGATTCTGACGGGTCAAAACCTCCGCCGGTGCTGTTTTCTGATGCATCAAATTTTGAGGGGTCAGAATTTGAGGCATCAGATTTTGATGCGTCAGAATTTGACGGGTCAGAATCTGACAGGTGAGCGAATGCCGCCGCCTGAAGTTTTGCCACGTTAAGCTGATAAACGTTCGATGCGTTGCGGTTACCCTGACGGCGCTGCTTACGCGCAAGCCAGCCGCCCTTCTCAAGCTGGGCCAGCGCTGTACGCACGGTGCTTTCGCCAGCGCCAATCTGCCGCGCAATGGTACCGATAGACGGCCAGCTGATGCCCTCATCATTGCTGAAGTCGGCCAGGCGCGCCATGATCGCCACGCTGGATAACTTCATGCCAGATGCGGCGCAGGCGTCCCAGACGTAGCCGGTTAATTTAGTGCTCATCCTTCCACCCTTCTGAATTTCTCCCGGAACCGTTCGACAGGCTGCATGCATTCGTGCGGGTAGCCGCTACGCATGAAGATGACCTGTCGTTTTTCCCGGTCATAACCAATGACGTGAACTTCAATGCCCCGGTGATCCCGGTACCGCCGGTCAAGTTGTTCCACTCTTTGCGCCCCTTCTCGTTCATTGCAGAAAATGCGCCTACCAGTTCGCTGGCTGGCTGGTAGTTGTGGCTGCCATCAGCGGCACGTACTATCTGCTCATAGCCGAGCGGGGAGGATTTACCAACCACCGGCAAGCAACGAAATTGCTTAGCTGGCCTGAATCGGTTTAAACTGTTCATGCGTTAGTTTCTCCACAGTCACGACACGCCACGACGCCCGGAGCTGCACACTCGCGGGCGTCACTTATTTTTTCGACCAAACAACGCGACAATCGCGCGGATCTCTTCTTCACGCGCAGCCAGGTGACGGCGGTGATGTGACAGGATTTCTTCCGCTTCATGCTTTTCAATCACTCCGTCTTCGAGCGCCTGCTCAATAATCTGATCAACCTGACCGCGCGCCGCTGCTGTACGCATTGCCCGGCTAAACAGGTCAACACGATCCAAATCTTCCAGGTTCGGCACATCCACCAGCAGCGCACCGCGGCGCTTCGCAAAGTAATCAGCGACCAGAGAGGTATTTGAAATGTCTTCCATCGCTTCAAGCTCGGTGACTTCAAAGAAACGACAGCCATTCTTTTCGTAAAGGTTGTTGTTGAACTGGGTGATAGTCATGCCCAGTGCGCCAGCCATAGCTTCACGTCCGCCAGGCAACGCTTTGCACATCGCTTTCACTACTGCTTTTAGTGTTTGCTCTACCATGTTGATTTTCCTTTGGTAGTTACGGTGATACAGCCGATTCGTTAGGCTTAACCGGTGGGAAAACATCATCAATGCTGACTTCTGCGCCGAATTCATTAAGTGCAGAAACGATGGCTCGGCACTGATCAATGTTCATGTTTCTTTTGCTATTTTCGTAATGACAAACAGCCCCTTTTGTCACTCCCAGAACACTCGCTAAGTGACCCTGAGTAATGCCTAGCCTGGTTCTTATTGCTCGAAGGTTGTTCATTCTGATCTCCTATAAACGAATTAAATATACATTTTGTATCTTTAACCCGCAAGAAAGATATACGTTTTGTGTCTCGATTGTGGGTATACAACTTGTATTATTTGGGCATGACTATGAAATGGTACGACTTGGCAAAAACCCTGATGAAAGATCGGGGTGTCACTCAAGAGCAGCTGGCTGAACACCTTGGTATAACAAAAGGTGCGGTAAGCCATTGGCTCAATGCACGACGTGAACCCAACTTGGGAGAGATCGCCCGAATCCTAGAGTTTCTCGGGAAAAAAAATTTTTCCGTTGGGGCGGGTGGCTTAATTATTGATGAGACCCTTAAAGGGGATGTTGAGTACATTGGTCCCTATAAGCCAGGTAAGAAATATCCCGTGCTTAGCAAAGTTCAAGCCGGAGCATGGGCCGAAGCTTGTGAGCCTTATACCCTGAAAGATGTCGACCTTTGGCTTGACTCTGACGCGCACACACAAGGTGAGGCGTTCTGGCTAGAGGTTGAGGGTGATTCGATGACCGCGCCAATGGGGCTAAGCATTCCAGCAGGAACATTCGTCCTCTTCGATACAGGCCGGGAAGCAGCTAACGGAAACTTGGTGATCGCCAAGCTTGTTGATGACAACGAAGCAACCTTCAAAAAACTTATAATCGATGGCAGCCACAAATACCTGAAGGGACTAAACCCACAATGGCCTATGATGCCAATTAACGGTAACTGTCGGATAATTGGCGTAGCTATCGAGACAAAGATGAGGTTGATTTAAGTCATTTTTTTCTGCGGATAATGTGGTTCCATAGGTAAATCATAAGAAAATGACCCGGCCAATGAGCCGGTTTTTTTTCGCCCGTCTATGCACTTCTCCCCACTCCTGGCTAAGCCATCAGTTTATTTAAAACACAATCCATGAATAAGTAAATTCGACATAAATACATAATGTTGTATCTCACTCAATATAATGTATACATTTCGTATTGACCAATAAGAATACGTTTTGTATATTTAACCCATCAACAGCGAACAGGCAGGACGCCAACTCAGTATCTCTTGGAGGTTAGGTATGCAGTTTGACAAAGAAGAGGTTTGCAAAACTTTCAGCGTTCCCTGCGAAACGTTAAGCACGATTGAGACCGCGAAAAAAGTTAACGGCGTAAACAGGCTTGAGCTTTTTGTTAACGGAGTTTTGAAGCAGACATTAAGCACAGAGTCAGCCGTAGCAGCCGATTACCTGCTGTTTATGGGTGGTGTGGTGGAGGCCCTGGAGAAAGATAAAACTTCGCTGGAGGCTGAAGCCAACAAAAGTGGTCGCACTCTGGCGACCGGATTTAGAGGGATTGGCTCTGTCCCTTTGGAATCAGTAGGCGTCCCAGAGATCCTGGATAAATAGATCGACCTTTATCCACATGGCTCGACCTACGGTTTTAATGATGTGATTTGCGGTCTGATCGCTGATTTCTATATCCCAGGAATCGTAATTTTTGTCTGGGTATTCTTCGGCGAAAGTTTTCCAGATGCCGTGTCGGATATCAGCTTCTGAAAGTCCGCAGCCGGTATTAATCAGGCACTGGGTTAATACATCTGAGCGCTTCATGGATTATCGCTATCAATGTGTTGGGGCGTTCAGATTAACCGAATCCTTGTTGTTGGGGAATAACCAGGATCCACCTCGCCTGATGTGGTTAAAAGCAGGCTCGCAGGAGTCAGGTTGCTGATAGTTACCTGACCACTGCGAAGAATACGCAAAGCTGTGTTGTTAATTTGGCGGCGTCTTTACTTATTTTCCCGTGAGGACGCCGCACTTTTTTACGCAACACACAAGAGCATCACCGGGTGACGGGCTCATAACCCAATCCATCCGGGCGGTACCCCACCCCCAGCCGCAGGTGCTCTTCTGTGTTGTGTGGAGAAACTAACCCTTTGTGCAGAGGATAGAACCAATGAAATTACCCAAGTTCCGCAGCGCTATAGTGTACCGGGCAACGCTGCCCAGCATCGAGGCCGTTGAAGGCCACCTGATGGAATTGCCCTACGCCGATATTGGCGAAACCGAATTTTCGCGCTCTTCATTCGTGCCAAATCCGGTTACCGGCGAACTGGTAACCCCGCTGACTGGCGGGTATGCGATCGTGATACGCCATGATCAAAAAATCATACCGACGCAGGTCGTGATCCGCGAGACGCAGGAGCGCGTAAACGCAATTGAGCAACTCAGAGGTGAAAAAGTTAAGCGTATCGAGCGCCGCCAGATTTCTGCTCATGTGAAAGTCGATCTCAGCAAAAAAGCGTTCGTGAAATCCGCCCTCATCCTTGCGCTGTATAACTCCGAGGATAACCTTCTGGTTATCAACACTTCGAACAAAAATATTGCGTCGCTGGCCTGCGGATTACTGATTAAAGTCATTGGTTCAATTAAGACCGAAACGATCCATGTTAGCGACATCAAGAACGGCTTAACAACTCGTTTGCAGAATCACCTTGCCGGGAACAGTGAAGCGTTCGATGGCTTTGCTATTGGCGACTATATCCAGCTTTCACGAAATGCTGAGCAAAAGGAAATAATCCGCTACTCAGCAGAGCACATTTCTGTAGCTGCTGAAGTTGAAGAAAGCCTCAGCAGCGGGTTCACGGTCGATCAAATGGAACTCGTATCCGCTGGCGTGCACTTCCTGTTAACTGAAAATTTTCACTTCCGCCGCATTGATACGCAGGATCATACCTTCAATGCAGAAGATGACCGGGCATATCAATGGCGTCATCAGGCAAGTGCCGATCTTTTCCAGTTCAGCAATGTGGTAAACGGCCTGTGCGACCTCCTCTCTTATAAAGACCCGCAAGACCAAAAACCAGCAGCCTAAAAAATTCAGCAGCAACTGCCCCATAGCAATGGGTTGGGTTGCTGCAACCAAAATTCATGCGCGGTGCAGCGCGTAATAACGGAGAACTAACCATCATGAGTTTTATTCAGACAGCATCCGGTAAGCATTTCGATTACCTCAACGCCTCCACTGATGACGTGGTGATCGAAGATATCGCAACCGCCCTTTCAAACCAGTGCCGCTTTGCCGGTCACCTGCCGGAGTTCTACAGCGTGGCGCAGCACTCTGTTCTGTGCAGCCAGATTGTTCCGGAGGAGTTCGCTTTTGAAGCGCTGATGCATGACGCCGCAGAAGCGTATTGCCTGGACATTCCCGCCCCGCTTAAAGTGCTACTGCCGGACTATCGCCGCATCGAAACACAGGTCGATGACCTGATCCGCTGTAAGTTCGGCCTGCCACTTCACCAGTCTACCGCCGTGAAATATGCCGATCTGGTCATGCTGGCAACCGAGCGGCGCGATCTGGAAATCGACGACGGCACACCCTGGCCGATTCTCGAAGGCATACCGGCATCCGATCTCATCCAGATAAACCCGCTGCGCCCCGGCCAGGCCTACGGCATGTTTATAAAACGCTTCAACGAACTGCTGGAGATACGCCCATGAAAGAGCAACTGGCTAACATGACCATCATTGAGCTGGTCAGAACGGGGCATAGTTATGCCGCCAGCATTCAAACGATTGAAACCTACTCAGCGATCGTCACTGAAATGGGCTCTCGTCTTGAAGCGCTTAACCTGGCGCACATCGCAGCAATGAACAATCTGCGCAGCGTCGCCATGCTCTCCGCAGCACCTGTAAACCCGGAGCTTACAACTCATCTGGTGGGTGAAGTGGTGGCCTGGCACCACCCAAACCACGAACGGAACGTCGATTTCCGCTGGCTGGACTTTAATGTTGAGCCGGGAACAAAACTGTATGCGATAAAGCAAGAGCGCAACTGATGTCCACCACCAGCAGTATTGATTAACGCCCGGGTGCAGCCGGGCTAAGTGGAGAGTGACCTATGAGCGTGCATAACCAACGTTTTCTAACTCCGGATGATCTGTATCAGCTGACCGGATATCGCCGCCCCTCCTTGCAGTGTAAAGCACTTAAAGATAGCGGCGTGTTCTTCGTTCCTCGGAAAGACGGAAGGCCTGGCACAACCTGGGCGCATGTCGATAATCCACTTGGAATGAAGCCAGTATTGGCAAATCCAGAGGAAGAAGAGCCAAACTTTAAGGATATGTAATGTCCAGAGCACGCAAGAACCCAGAGGATAATTGGATGCCGCCCCGCGTTCGTCGGGGCAAATCAGCGTATGAGTTTCGCGCGATAGATGGGCGAACTATACGTTTGTGCAACGCAGATCTGAGTAAGGCTCAGGTTTGGGCAGCATATGAGCAGTTCATAAACGACAGTAAGGCTACCAATACTTTCAACGCGCTTTGCCAGGAGTTTATCAACTCCGGCGACTTCCACGAACTGGCCACTGAAACGCGTAAGGACTATCTCAAATACTCAGTAAAAATTACTGCTGTCTTCGGAAAAATGAAGCCTGAGAGCATCAAGCCTGAACATGTCAGAAAATACATGGATAAGCGGGGGGTAAAAAGCAGAGTCCAGGCTAACCGGGAAAAGGCTTTTATGTCGCGAGTGTTTAGATGGGCTTACGAACGGGGCAAGGTGAAAATGAACCCATGCCAGGGTGTGAAGCAGTTTAAAGAGAAAGCGAGAACACGCTATATAACTGACTATGAATACGCATCGTTATATGAAGTTTCCCCGGACGTGGTCAAAGTGGGTATGGAGCTGGCTTACCTTTGCTGCGCTAGACAGGGTGATATTCTAGAACTGAAGAAAAGCCAACTCACCGAGCAAGGTATTCTTATTCAGCAAAGCAAAACGGCTGTCACTCAGATTAAAGCATGGACAGACCGTCTTCGTGCCGCTGTCGAGTTGGCAAATAAAATGCCGGTGAATGCGGGAATGGTCAGCATCTATCTAATCCACCAGAAATCTGGTGCGCGATATACCCGCGATGCTTTTAATGCGCAGTGGATGAAAGCAAAAAAAACAGCGGCCGAAAAATATCCAGACCTTGATTTTCAGTTTACCTTTCACGATCTGAAAGCGAAGGGGATATCCGATCTGGAAGGCTCGCTAAGCGATAAGCAGGCCATTTCTGGACACAAAAACGTGTCGCAGACTGCCAAATATGATCGAAAAATTGTTGTTGTGCCGGTCGTTGGGGGGCAGTAATGCCCCTCTTTTTAAGGGCAAGAATGGCGAAAGCCAATGGCGAAACCTGAATTTCAGGCATAAAAAAACCACCCGAAGGTGGCTTACACGACACTGCTTATCATTGATTTTATTCGAGGTTTCCCATGGTACCCGGAGCGGGACTTGAACCCGCACA